ACACCATCATGCTGACCGAGTTCTATAGCAGCTATATCAATACCAGCCAGCAGAACCTGACCACAGTCAAGATGGACATGGATCATTATACTGGTACGGTCAAGTTCCAAGCAGCCCAGGACTATGAGTCGGTATGGTATGATGTCACAGAAAACTGGAATTTCCTTGATGAGACCAGCACCCAATATTTCAACGTGGTGGGTTTCTATCCCTTGATTCGGGCCTGCTTCAATAACAGTATCGGATATGGTGCATCAGCTTCGGTCAATGTCAGTGATGAGGGTGTGGTTACCAGCATTGATATCACCAATCGAGGATATAATTATCTCGCTCCACCCAAGATCCAAATCTTGGGCAATGGTGCCGGTGCCGAAGCAGTGGCTGTGGTAGGTGCTGATGGTGGTATCGGTCCCATCATAGTGACCGCAGGCGGTTCGGGCTATACACCGATCCAGGTGCAGAGTAGCCAAAAGGCCACTGTGCTGATCACCACGGGTTATATCACTAATCTCCAATATCGTTGAACCGCATCAAACGCTCTGCTATACTACAGAGATGATTGACGTGGTTTCTTATCTCCCGGCACGACGCAAAACTACCGCGTCGGGTTGGATCTCATTCAACGCACCTTGTTGCATTTACAACGGGGAAAAAACCGCGGACCGTAGGCAGCGCGGTGGGCTAAAACCCGCAACCGATGGCTGGAGTTATCACTGCTTCAACTGCGGCTTCACTGCCAGTTTCCGCTTGGGTAGGAATCTATCACTCAAGGCCCGGCGCCTGCTGGCTTGGTTGAACGTACCCCAGGAAGAGATCGAGCGCGTCAACCTTGAAAGCCTGCGGCACCGCAGCGTAGAAGGTATACTAGAGGATCGGCAGGTCACATGGCAACGACTGGCAGCCATAGAGTTTGAAGAAAAGAACCAACTGCCCTATCTAGATCTCGTCACAGCCGAAGATTATCCCCAAGAATGGCAGTATCTTGTCAAACGTGCTGCACCCATGGATTATCCTTATATGCAGCAAAGCGGGTCGACTAGAAAGCATGTGATAGTGCCCTTTACTCACGATGGTGTCATGGTGGGATATGCCATGCGATTCCTAGATGATCGTAAACCCAAGTACCTCAACGATATCCAACCCAACTATGTGTTTGGCTGGGATCTGCAGAAACCCAATTGGCAACATGTGTTGGTCATGGAAGGTGTGTTTGATGCACTCAGTATAGGTGGTATGGCGGTGTTACATGCCGATATCTCAGATGGGCAGGCGCAGCTGATACGCAGCCTGGGACGCGACATCACCGTGGTACCTGACCGTGATGCCGCAGGTATGCGGTTGATAGACCGGGCCCTGGAACTGGGCTGGGCTGTGAGTATGCCTGACTGGGAGTGGGGAATCAAAGATGTCAATGACGCGGTGATTCGCTACGGTCGCCTGGGTACCCTGCTAACTATCATGCAGGCCCGTGAGACCAGTCGGATCAAAATTGAACTCAGGAAGAAACAACTTGCTAAAAGATTATAATACCCAGGTACAGAAACTATTCTTGGAGATGATGCTGGAGGATGCGCAGAGCTATGTGCGCGTCCAGAACATCTACAACCCCGAAAACTTTGATCGTAGTCTGCGACCAGCTGCGGAGTTCATTCAGCAGCATTGTGATGACCACAAGACTCTCCCGGATCGAACTCAGATTCAAGCAGCCACGGGCATACAGCTCGAGACCATCCCGGACCTCAATGAAGGTCACTTTGATTGGTTCCTGGAAGAGTTCGAAGCGTTTACCCGGCGCCAAGAGCTGGAACGTGCCATACTGAAAAGCGCGGATCTCTTGGAGAAAGGTGAGTTTGATCCGGTAGAAAAACTGATCAAAGATGCTGTGCAGGTGTCGCTGACCAAGGACATGGGCACTGACTATTTCGCAGATCCCAGGGCGCGACTCATGGCCCTGAAAAGCAACAACGGGCAGAATTCAACAGGCTGGCCCACGCTGGATCGTTTGCTATATGGTGGATTCAATCGCGGCGAGCTCCAGATATTTGCCGGGGGCTCGGGCTCGGGCAAGAGCTTGTTCATGCAGAACTTGTCTGTGAACTGGGCGCAGGCCGGACTCAGTGGAGTCTACATCACGCTGGAGCTCAGCGAAGGTCTGTGTAGCTATCGCATAGATAGCATGATGACCGATACTGCATCACGTGACATCTTCAAAGATATCGATTCTGTGGAGATGAAGGTGCGGATGATGCAGAAGAAAGCCGGGCAGCTCAGGATCAAATACATGCCGGCACAGAGCACGGTGAATGATATCCGTGCCTATCTCAAGGAACTGCATATCCAGACTGGATTACGGGCTGACTTCTTGTGTGTGGATTATCTGGACTTGCTGATGCCGGTATCAGCCAAGGTATCGCCCAATGACTTGTTCGTCAAGGACAAGTATGTATCGGAAGAACTACGTAACCTAGCCAAAGAACTCAACATCATATTCGTCACAGCATCGCAGCTGAATCGATCTGCTGTGGAAGAGATTGAGTTTGACCATAGCCATATATCGGGTGGTATATCCAAGATCAACACTGCCGACAACGTGTTTGGTATCTTTACCAGCCGGGCCATGAAAGAGCGTGGTCGTTATCAGCTACAGCTCATGAAGACGCGATCCAGTTCGGGTGTGGGACAAAAAGTTGAACTGGAGTTTGACATGAATACCTTGCGTATCCGCGATGCCGGGGAGGATGCCCAACAGAGCAATCATTCACGTCCCAGTGAGATCATGAATCGCATCAAATCCAACGCGGCTTCAGCGGGTACCCGGGTAGATACCTCAACTGGTGAGATCCTAGATGATGTGCCAAAAATTTCAGCCGATGTACAGAGCAACAAGCTCAAACAGCTTTTGGCACAGATCAAGACATCATGATGCTACAGATTTGATAACGACAAAATTCAGCACCAATGCTTCGCCCAACGGTCCGGTGCTGAGATTACTCAAGCTGATACGGCAGCTATTCGTGGCCACAGCATCTACCTGGACATTATAAGCACCCGCGGTAGCACCTGATGCGATGCATACTGATACCACGTCAGTGGCTGCGATATAGGTATTGTTGAGAGTGAAAGACACTTCGGCCGCAGCCGACAGGCTGGCATTATTGGTAGTGATCTGACCGCACCTTGCGTTGAGAGTAACCGCAGTGCTTTTATTGGTGGCCTGTGTCACAGTACCACCAGTGCCACTGGCGTAACCTATGGCACTGGCTGGACTACCCAGCAACGGACGGTTCTGATCTCGGATAGATATAGTAGTACCACCATCAGTGGTCTGGAAACAGAATTGATATGTTCCGGTAGCAGCGAACGTGATAACATTGCTGCTGAGTCCCTGGATACCGGTAGTGCCCAAACTAACTGCCGCGGGCAAAGTAACGGTGTAGGCCACATTGGTTATGGTCAGGCTGAGATATAACAGCGCGGCCGACCCAGCCGCGGGCCAGTTGGTGAATGTCAGGCTGACGCTGCCTGTGGGGGTCAGATTCTGGAATTGACCCGCAGAATAATCCACAGAGACCGATCCTGCGGTGGCAGCGATAGGAACCCAAGTCCAGCTCACATCTTGCAGTTTGACCGCATAGATCAGATTATCTCCCATGTTATTGTCCAGGGTAGTACCTGCGAGAGCGGCTTTGAATACCCCGTTGGTCTGGAGTTCAGTTATCTCATCCGCAGCGTATTGGAAGTTAGATTTGGTATTGGTAAAATTGTCCCGCATGCCCTGGCTGTTGTTGCTGATGCCGGCTACCGGGTAATTTCCGTCGATGTTGTTAGGGTTGATCTGGCTTGTCATTGGTGATCCTTGCAGTATTTGATATTTATTCAGACCCCGACCTAGCTAAATAATCCAAAGGCGTAAAAATATGCAAAAACGAACGCGCAGCATCTTGGAAGAATTGGACGGAATGTATGTGGAACGAGACCGTCGTTTGGTCATAGAATCCCGGGCCAACAACGTCATACTCAGCGCCATACGTCTTATTGAATCGATCGAAGCTGAATATTCTGCTGAGCAAGCGGAAAATCTCACTCGCAAACTGCTCAACGCCATACGCAACAAAGACACAGGTAAATTCGCCCGTTCTGTCAGGAGAACTCATGAAGATATTTGAAGTGACCAGGGTTCCAACCGTTCAAGAAGCTGCCCCTGGAAGTTTTGCTGCCAAGGCCGGGGTATTCGCCCGCGCAGCTGGTAACGCTCTGAGCCGACAGGTATTTGGTGTATCACCCGCCGAAAAAGCAGGAACCAGCGTACCTATCGCGGGTCGGGAATCAGCCGCGACACTGGCCACACAACCAGCGGTCAAGCAGTTGGCCAATCAGACCTTGGCCAGCTATAATCAAGAAATGTTGATGTTGATGGGGCAAGAAAAAATACCCGGTAGTGGAGCGATCGGTGTACAAAGTGTCAGCATGGTACCCGAAGCAAAAAGACTGGCTATCATAAACAAAATCGTCAATGGTTTATTGGTTGGGCTTAGTAATGGGTCGGTCCGGGGAATCAACTCAGTTGATGAACTTATCCAAGGATTAAAAGAGGTACCGGAAGGTGGGACCATAGATCCCACACGTGAAAGAGCCGCTCTTTTTACAAAATCGGCTAAAGATAGCATACAGAAAATTACCAATATGTTGGTTAGAAATCCCGAGACTATGGCTACCGCAAAGACTTTCCAGAATCTATTGGCCAACATATATTACATCGCAAATCAAAGCATATTCCATGACAAAGATGAAAAGACTCCGGGCGCGGAACCAGCCAAAACAGCGGCGCCCACATCTGGTGCTGAGGCCATAACAGTAGATAGATCCGCGGGAAAGATATATGTGGGACAGCAGGAAATCAATCTTAGAAACCCGGTATCTATAAATGCTCTGACACAGGCTGGGGCCACAGTGAAATGATTGGCGTCCTACTAGAAGGTGGCAACATATTCAAAGATCAAGGGCACCCCTTGACCCAGCGCATCAACCGCGCCGATATTGAACCCACGGTCAAGTGGCTAGAGAAGATCACCGGACTGGATTTTACCAGCGACCGTGATGAAGAGGGCGCTCCGGCGCGCTGGCTGGGCAGCACCGGACGCAAAGATTCCAGTGGTGATCTAGATCTCCAGGTCGACGCCAATCAAGTGACCAAAGCACAACTCATAGGTCAACTGACACGATGGTGCGAATCTCAAGGTATACCACAAGCTGATATCATGAACGCCGGGCAAAAGAAAACCAACGGCTGGATCAAAGATGCTGGTGTCCAGGTGCATTTCCGCACACCTATCCGCGGCAATGCCAAATCGGGATTCGTCCAAACCGATTTTATGTTTGCCCAGAAACCCCAGTGGCATCAGTTTGTACTGAGTGGTAACACTCTCCGCAACATCCTGATCAACAGCATAGCCAAGAGCCTGGGTTGGAAACTCAACCAGCACGATGGCATATTCGATCGAGCCAGCAATAAATTCATCACAGATGACCCGGATCGTATAGCCAAGCTATTACTGAATCCCAATGCCAGCCGCAAGGATCTCAAGTCAGTAGAGAGCATCATGCGTATGCTCAAGATGGATCCACGGCGCGAAGAAAAGATCGCAGACTTTAGGGCGCACATGGCCCGCGAAGGCCTGCCGTTTGACGAGACTCTAGGTGAGAATGAAATTAACTTTTTAGCCCGCTTGCGAGATCGAATAGTGAACCAAGGTATGCAACCGCTGGTCGAGACCGTAGATATAGTAGAAGCGGCCGGTGCTGTCGCTCCTGTGGGTGGTCGGGCCAAGGGCATCGAGCATCTAGAAGACCTGGTATTCCGCCAAGGCAGTCGCGGTGTCAAAAACGCCCTGGAGATTGTGAAACACATATCTGAAAATTCTCGTATGGCCACGGTCAAATGGGATGGCAAACCCGCGGTGATATTTGGACGCAAACCCTCTACTGGCGAATTCGTGCTCACAGATGGGTCGGGATTTGAGGCCAAGACCTATGATGGATTGTTTACCAGCCCTGCGAGCATACGCCAGGACATGGCACGACGTGATGCCAATGCCCAGGCCAAAGGTAATCAGGCCACCCGCGTGGAGACCTTGCTGCCCATATATGAGAAACTATGGCCCATGCTGGAGCAGGCTCTGCCCACGAACTTCCGGGGCTACGTCAAAGGCGATTTGTTGTACATGACGACCCCACCATTGGTCGCTGGCAATTACGTATTCCAGCCCAATACTGTGGAATATAGAATACCGGCAAATTCAAAACTGGGCGAACGCATAGGTACCAGTACCGTGGGCATCGCCATGCATACCATGTATGCTGATGCAGGTGATCCACAACAACCTCTGAGTCGGGTGCGTTTCAACGCAGTACCGGGGCTATTACTGATAGAACCCATAGCGGCCAGCACGGTCAAGCTCAACGAAAAGCTGATCAAAGAAATACGATCAGTGCTACGTGCGCGTGGTACGGCTATAGATACGCTGTTCAACCCCACAGAACTCAAGGCCATGCAGATCACTGATCTGGCCAAACTATGCGTAGATTTTATCAACCACAAGATTGGTACCGGCAATTTTGATAATCTCTTGCCCGAGTTTGGACAATGGCTCAAAACCCGGGTCACCCCAAGAAAATTCAACAACATCATTGAGTATCTACAGAGCCCACGCAGCAACACCGAGGGCATGGCCGCTGCTTTTACCCTGTTTATGTTGTTGCACGATCTCAAGATGGATCTGCAAACCCAGCTGGACCTGCAGGTGCCCGGCAACGAGGGATGGGTATTTGCTACCCCTGCGGGCTATGCCAAAGCTGTGAATCGTTTTGACTTTACCGTAAGAAATCGAGCCAGGAATAACCCCTAAGGGGCTGGTTTTTTGCCGGTTTCATAAATAAGTGTAGGGCAAAAGCCCATACACATTAGGAGAAACAAATGGCATATTTCAATCCGGTCAATGGCGATAGCCAACCAGTATTTGCACTTGACACCCGCAACGGTCCTGTTGCACCCTCAACTTCACTGGCTGGTCAGCCAGTTCAACCCCAAGGTCCCAAGCTGGACTTTTTCCGCGCAGTAGCCAACACCAGCATCAACGGTGAGGGTGGTGTGCGTGAATACGTGGCCAACGTTATCCAGGCCATCCAGCAGACCTCAACCGTGGCCATGTACCAAGTGGACGGTGTCGCTCTGTCAGTGGCTGTGTATCCGGTTGGCGCATTTGCCAACGCTGCCACGTTCCTGTCAGCAGCAAACATCACCTACACAGGCTTCCAACTGGACAGCGCAACCGCTAACGGTTTCAAACTGTCGGCCTAATCTAGGTAAAGTGTCGGAGAAACCCGGGAATAAAATCCCGGGTTTTTCTTTGCCGTAAATATCAGGTGATGAAAATCTCTGTTGAAACCTTGTTTGATTGCAGTGTTACCGGGACCACTGGTAATTTCAAACCATCTAGTATACCCCATCGAGATCTGATCAACAACAAAATACACGATTATTCCAGCTGGTCTCGATCCCGGAACCAACAGCGTAATTGGGAAACATTGTTGCAAGTCATGGGACTCAGATGCCAGATCGAAAATATCGAATCTAGCCAATATCGGGATGGACGTTGGTATTTTAGTTTTGAAGTCGAAAACCCTGAGATATTTGGTGGTGAGTTGAGTTTGCTCAAACATGATTGTCAAGGAGTGCCCATGGTGACTGCATTAGATGAGGATACACCCCAGATCGCCACGATCCAGACCCAGGATCCAGATCGGAATATCTGGTTCACAGCGGTAAATACATAACCATGTCCGATACTACAGAGATCGAAAAAAAGAGCCTAGAAGCGCATGTAGAACTCTGCGCCGAGAGATATCGTTTCCTAGAGCAAAAACTCGAAGATGTCGAAACCACGATCACAGGACTCAAAGAAACCATTACACGAGTCCATGACATGATGCAGAAAATCACAGAAAAACGTAACGACCAGCTCATAGCCTGGGGGTTGGGTCTAATGGGGGCAATGGCTGCTATAATCGCTTGGTTAGTATCTAAACTTTTACAATGACCCCGGATCAAAAATTCGCCCGATGGGCCGAGCGTGAACTATTACACAATATCGATCATCTCATATTAGACAAGGACGATGGTAATATTTTAGCGTTTGGTGCCTATGAGATCAGACCCGGCCCGGGTCGCGTTGAGGTATGGAAAAACACTGAAAAATTATGTGAATTTAGCTCACGCAATGTGGCACTGAGTTGGTGTGTGGCTGATTATCAAAAATTACCCGACTTTGCGTTGGAAATACACTACCTAGACTCCCATCTCAGAGATCTGCTGATCGATATCACTAATAGTCAGACTCAACGACGACATATCCGGGATTTTGAATCTTGGGAAATACTCACTTGCAAGATACAAAACAAACAAAACTATGTCAAAATGCTCGAAAGCCAATTGACGAAATGTCTGCGTCGAGCTAAATATCTACAACTTCGAGGATTCAAAAATGAAACTGCAAGAACTCGCACAGCCTAAGGCTACCAAACAAATCGCTAAGGTTTTTGAAAGTTACTTCGGTAACCACATGGCCTTTGATCGACTTGATATCTCCCAGACTCGTACCATGCTGAACCGTGTGCGTGGATTGGTCCAAGAACATCGCGGTACCACACAGCGACATTTCAGTGAGCAGAATCCTGCTTATCTCAAGCTAGTAATGATGGAGCAAGCATTGGCCAGTCATCTACAAGAGATGACTCCCCCGACTCCGGCCCCGGCAGCACCAAATGCTCAGGCCAAACCCGCAGTTGATCCGGCCAAGCTAAAGGCTGCCCAGGACAAGCTCGCCAAGGGACAGAAAATTACCCCCGAAGAACAAACACTGGTCAATGCTTCAGTCATGGCTCAACAGGCCCAGACTGAATCACGTCTACTCCGCGCTCTGCGTACACTCAAAGAAAGCGAAGTACAACAGGCTCAAGTGGTGTTGGCTGCACAGGATATGGTGGACAGCATGCAGGGTATGATCGAGGATGCCACTGAAATGCAGTACAAAGAACTGCCGGCCCTGGTATCATCGATCCGAGATCAAGTTGGTGTGGATCAATCACAACAATTCAATACTGATGCCACCGCAGCTCTTACCACACTGGTGCAATCATTACAGACCGCTAAACAACAACTAGAAACCGCCCTGGGTGTGGTAACTGGCCAGCCAGCTGCACCGGCAGCAGGTATGCCAGGTGAGATGCCCGGCGCTGAAATGCCCGCGGCTCCGGCAGCAGACATGGCCGGTGGTGCGATGCCCCCGGCAGAGATACCTGCTGAACCCGAAGCTCCTGCTGGTACTGCCGGCGCTCTGGGTCGCGAGCGTCGCTGATGCGCATACTTGAAGTCTCCGCTTCAGTCATCCCCAATGTTGGACGGTTGGTTGGATTGGTAGACTTCTTGGCCGGACGTACCGAAGATACTGCGGGTCAAAAACGTATCAGCAAGGAAGCGTTTATCACCACGGCTCAGAGGCTAGGGATCAACATCACGAATTCTAATTTGGGAGATCTCTTGCAGCAAGACCCCCTGAGCAATCTATTTGAACCATTGGACCCGCAAAGCAAATATCTAGTCTACAAAGGTGGTGATCAAGCACCAGCGGGCATGCCTGTGGATCGTGCCCAGGACATCGTGGCCGGAATGGCAAAACGAGCAAATCCTTTGGCCTAACATAGCCATTGCGCTAGACCAAGCGGTTGTTATATCATATAATGATACTATGATTACATTGACCGAAACCGCAGCCCGACACATGGATCGGCAAATAAAAGCTCAAGATGGCGTGGGAATATTGTTTGGTGTAAAATCTTCGGGCTGCTCTGGTTTCTCATATACTGTGGAAGTGGCCAATACCCCTCCAGTCACGAGAGATTACGTCTGTTATGAGAGCCACGACGTAAAAATTTGGGTGCACGGCACCGACCTACCCTATGTGGATGATACCACGATCGATCTACAACGGCA